GGCAACCAGAGAAAATCGCATCAAAAGTTTACGCCAATAGAATGGGTAATGGAAACGAAGCGTCAAAGGATGGTTTTAAATATTCTGGCAAGGGATATATTCAACTAACTGGCAAGGCTAATTATATGGAATTTGACAAAAGCGTTCCCGAAGATATAATGGGGAATCCAGAATTAGTCGCAACCAAATATCCATTGGCATCGGCTGCATGGTTTTGGAGCAAAAATGGATTGAATGCAATAGCAGACAAAGGAGCAACAGACATAGTTGTAACATCAATTACTAAGCGTGTCAATGGCGGCACAATTGGCCTCGCAGATAGGATTAAACATTTCAAAGAGTTCCATACGTTACTGGGTTAATTTGTTATTGTTAAAATAATTCCTAATTTGCAGAAAATTAGACCCTAAACTATGAAATACGAAAAATTTATCGTTGCCAACCTCGATTCATTTGAGCAACTTGGCCGAAACAAAACTCATTTTGCGCAGTTATTAAAGGAAAGTTACCCAAAAGAACTTGGCACAACTGGACTTGAGGGAATTAGAGCAGGAGTCAAAGCATTTTTCAGAGACAATCCACTGCCAAACATTGAGCAACCAATTGAAAAGGCTAAAGACATTAGCATTGTCATTCAAGAAGACCGCAAAAACAAAGCGTTGGCGGCTCAACTAAATGACGTTAAAAAGAAAAACGAATACTTGTTAAATAAATTAGAGGCAACCGAGCAAGCCTATGACGATTTATTAGCTATCAAAGAAAAGAGCGACACTCTGGAAATTAAATTTGAGAAATCGAGTGGCCAAAAAAACATGGGAACGCCAATCATTTCTTTGTCGGACTGGCACATTGAAGAGAACGTGAGACGTGGGCAAGTCAATGGATTTAATGAATACAATTTGAAGATTGCAGAGAAACGCTCGATTGCTATATTCCAGAACATTGTCAAGTTAATTGACAAAGAGAGCAAAGACGTTCACATTAAAGACGTTGTGGTTTGGTTGGGTGGCGACTTTATATCTGGTTACATTCATGACGAGTTGGTTGAGTCAAATAACCTATCGCCATTGCAGGCAATCCGAATGGCAAAGCAATTAATTATGAATGGATTTGAGTTTTTATTAAAAAATACCAAAGTAAATTTTATCATACCATGCTCGGTTGGTAATCATGGCCGTAATACAAAGAAGATGCACATTTCAACGAGTTCGGCAACCAATTACGAGTTCATGATGTATTCGGATTTAAAGGATTTGTTTAGAAACGAAAAGCGAATGACATTTCACATGCCAGAGTCGGACGATTGCTATGTCAAAGTTCTGGGCAAAACAATTAGATTCTTTCATGGCGAAGCGGTCAAATATGGGGGCGGCATTGGCGGGTTAACGATTCCTTTGATTAAATATTTGTTAAGAAAAGATGAACAAAGAAAAGCGGATTTCACTTGTTTAGGCCATTTCCATCAATTATTTTACCCAACAACAAGCTGCTGCGTTAATGGGTCATTAATTGGCTTGTCTCCTTATGGACACAAGGCGGGATTTAAACCCGAAAAGCCTGCGCAAGCGTTTACATTGTTAGACGAAAAGAGAGGAATTTCAGTTAAAATTCCGATATTTGCAGAATGAGCAAGAAACCAGAGAATCCAGAGAATCCCATTGAAGAGGAAATCGAAGACATGGCAGATGAGGACATCTATAAGGAATTATATTTCTTAAAAGAGTTTCTTTGGGAGGTTGAAGAGAACACATTGCTATATTTCCCAAACAAAAAGGTTGAATGGCAAACAGAATTAATAAAGTTAATCGACCAAAGATTAAAATGGTTAAACTTTGAGGATGAGGATTGTTAAAAATAAAAAAAATGAGAATAACAATAATATTTTTAGCAATAATTTTAGCAAGTTGCGGAGTCAAGAAACAAACCGCAAGCGTTGAGACCGAGACAAAGAGCGAGATTAAGATTGAGACAAAGAGCGAGGTCACAGAGGTTGTCAACGATTCGTCTGTTGTTGTTATATTGGAGACTATTGACTATGAAGTTCACATCGATACGTTGGGGCAAATTCAATCTGCGCCAAAGAAGTTAACCAGACAGATAATTCAAAAGCGCAAATTAGCCGTTGTGAGACACGAAGAGGTTAAGACGAAACAAGTAGCAGTTGAGCAAAAGAAAGTCGAGCAGAAGTCAAAAGAAGTAGTTAAGGAGAGCGGGACATGGTCTCTCTGGTTATTCGGTTTAATTATATTAGTGGCCATTGTGTTATATATAATGTCTAAAATTCGGGTTTTTTAGTTTAGGTTCATAGTTTGGAGAGGCCACGCAGAAATGTGTGGCTTTTTTTTTGCCCTAAAAAGTGGCTTTAAATAGTTAAAATCGCAGATTGTGAAAAAAAGATTAAAAAAAAATAAAAAAAGTTTTGTTTTTTAAAAAGTTAAAACGATATTTGAATATCAAATCAAACGAAAACCTTTAAAAACTAAAAATTATGACAACTTTAGCAACTAAAAAAATCACATTATCAACTTTAAAATCTTTTATTAAAAATTCAACTGAATTATTTGTTGAAGTAAAATCAAGTTTTGATGGAATGACCGATTGCGTTGAAATGAATTTTAATAAAATGTTTATTTCAGTGTCAAAAGAAAAAGCAATTGGACACGATGGAGTTTATTGTGTTGGAAGTAGCAGAGATTATTTTAAATATGTTGAAAATGAAAATTATTTTGGTATTGAAGTAAGCAATTGTTGCGGAAGTTCAATATTGTGGACAAACAAATAAATAAAACAAAGGGGCGCAGCATCCATCACTGCAATAAATTTAAAAACAAAATCATGAACAAGCTAAAAACAAAAAACACAAATTTATCGATTGAGGAAATTGACGAGGCCTTATTAGGTTTTGGAGTTTTAATTCTTTTTTTCGGATTATTTATTGGCTCTTTATTTTATTTCTTATCGTAATGGGCGCAACTAAACAAACGAGGACACTGGCGAGTTTGCCATTGGATTCAGAGTGCGAAATTGTTTACATTACTACTGACGGCTCAAATTATATTGTTAATGGTTATTACACCACAGACGAAAACGAAGTTGAAAGCTATCTGTTAATCACAGAAAATCAGTTGGATAAATATTTGGCAGAATTTTATAGCATTGAAGAGGTTAACACCAACACAAAAAATGGCAAATATTTAGTCATGACAGATGGCGAGGGCGAGAATGCGACATTCATTCCATTTGGCCAATTCATTGACGAAAACAAATACGATTTATTTTACAATTTAATTAAGGAAAAAAGTGGTAAACTTTAAACTAAAAGGCAAAATCGAAGCCAAAGAAAATGGAGTCGATTACATGATTAAGCAATTCGGAAACGAAGTTTTGGTTTATGCCTTTGACGGCAAAGAACATGCAGTCGAATGCAATTTTATTGAATTGAGAGAGGCCATGAAATATGTCAGAGAGCATGCAAGAAAAAAAGCGGGCGACATTTCGAGAACTTACAACCAGACAATCATTGGCAAAATGAAACTTGGCGAGAATTATTCGGTAAGTGAAATCGAAATAAAAAACCAACGCTCTCTGGTATCTTATTACAGAAAAACAAGAAACAGAGACTTTGAATTTGAGGTTTATTATGATAATGGCAAACACTTTAAAATCACACGCATAAAATGATAGCAACAAACATTGACGCATTTGCGCAAGTATTAAGCAAACAAGGTTTTGTATTAATAGAACGAATCGAAGAGCCATTTATGGCGCATTTTATCAAAGATGAGTTTGAAATTAAATTGAACTGGGAGACATTCACAATGCCGAATTGTTATGCTCCGCTTTATTATCCAGACTCAGCAGACCAAGCAATGATTCTGCTCGCATGTCATGGCATTATCAAACTGCCAATTCATTATAAAAGCGATGCGGATAAATTGCATCTAATTGAAAAATGTGGCTCATTAGTTAATCAATCTTTAATCAATCAAATAATCAAATCATGAAGTTAATCCATACTTATCCACACAGACAAGAAGAGGACGGATGTCCAAAGACAGAAGTTGTTTTCGTTCAATCCACAATTGGCACAAAGCCAGAGGATGCAAATATCAGTTTAGAACGTTGGGCGAAACACATTCGGGCGCAACTGGAAATGACAGAGAAAAAAGTCATCAAATTAGAACTGCGAGACCATTACGAATTGTTTAAAAATATTCGCTAAAAAATTTGTTTAAATACTTTAAATGTTTAAATTTACAAATCACTAAAAAACCTAAAAAAATGACAGAACTTATTAATCAAATCACAAACAATGAATTGTCTCACAACGATTCACAGATTGAAGAGTTTAGAATTAAAATGCAAAATTTTACTAAGCTATTAAATTCAAATCCAAAGCCAGAGCAAATTCAAAAACATCAAGGCTATGAATATTTACCAATTTCACACATTGAAAAGGAATTGGATAAAATTTATTTTGGATTGGTGCAATATGAAGTTATTTCGTATCAGCAAATTTTTAACGAAATTTCTTGTCATGCCAGAATTAAAGTGTTTCATCCAGTTATTAACCAGTGGATTCAATACGATGGATTGGGTTCATCGGTTATACAACAAGACAAAGACACGAAAGTTTCCGAATTTCATCTATATAAAAAAGCAAATTCATTGCAATTATCATTGCCAAAAGCATATGCCGAAGCGATTAAAAATGCAGCTAAAAAAATTGGCAAAAAATTTGGTTCTGACTTAAATAGAAAATTTGAGGATGTTTATGAGCCAATGATTAAAACAGAGTCTAAAAAGAAAAAAATTGCATTAGTTCAAGGCTCTGTTGGATGGATTCAAATAGTTGAAAAATTAGCTAATAGTGAAATCACAATTGCAGACGTTGAAGCTAAATGCGACATTACAGAAGAGCAAAGAATTATGTTAATGGATGAGGCTATATGAGACCATTTAAAATAAGATGCTCACAGATTTCCAAAATCATGGGCAAAGCAAAAAAAGAGGGCGAATTGTCTGCGACATGCAAAACATATTTGCACGAATGGTATGCGGATGACCATGAGGAAATACATTCTAAGTACACTGAAAAGGGTAAGGCCGTTGAGGCCGAAGCCATCCAGTTTATGGCCGAGCAACTTGGCTTTCCTTTTGCTGAAAAGAACATCGATATATTTTCTAATGAGTATATTATCGGAGAGCCAGACGTTTTGCCGACAGAAGACATTTGCGTGGACATAAAGTGTCCATTTAACCGCAAAACATTTTTGGACAATGTATCTGGAATCAATGAAGATTATGTTTGGCAAGGTCGAGGTTACTTACAAATCACTGGGCGCAAGCAATTTATTCTGTTCTATGCGCTTATGAACACGCCAGAGGATGTTAACTATGGCAAGGCCGTAAGTTATGACCATTTGCCTGCAAACCAACGTTGGCTCGCCTATACGATTGACCATTCAGACGAAATCATTGAGCAGATTTATGCTAAAGTCATTCAGTGCCGAGAATATCTCGCTAATTATCACGAACAAGTAACTAAAACAATTGGTAAAATAAACTAAAAAATCATGGAAAACAAAGACAAGTTAATCGAAATTTTAAAAGAAACTATTGAAGATTACAGAAGACTGGTTGTAAAATATAAAGAGTCTGAGGAAATTAGGGATAGATTAATTGAGAACCAAAAAAAGCAAATAGCAAATCAATTAGAAATTATAAATCTTTTAAAGGATGGACTTAAATAAAATAAATATTAAAATTCGAAACAGACGAATTGAACTCGGCTATAATTCAGCCGAGCAATTCGCTTTCGAAAACAAATTAAATCGCAGCACTTACCAGAGAGTTGAGCAAGGTAAAAACATGACTCTCGAAACACTGGTTAAGGTTGCGCAGGCTTTAAAAACAGATATAAAAGAATTGTTATGAAAAAATCAGTTGAATTTTTTGCAGAATTATTGTGTTTAGTCTCAGTTTTAGTGGTAGTTTTTTTTATTTTACCAATTATTGCAGGCATTTTAGTTTCTTTAATACTATGAAAGCTAAATACATTGGTAAAATTGAGGACGGCCGTCTAAGAATTTTAAACAAAAGCATGTTTGACGCTCACATTGAATCGTTAAACGGCAAAGAAGTTTCGATTATCTTAGACAAAAACACCAAAAAGCGTTCAAACAATCAAAATGCTTACTATCATGGCGTTGTTTTGCCTATTGTTAAGGCGGGATTGATTGACGCAGGCTTTGAGAACTATCGAAACAATGAGCAAGTTCACGACTTGTTGAAGTTTAGATTCCTAAAGACGAACGAATCCAATACAGATGGCGAGTTTATAGAGCGAATCAAAAGCACCAGTGAACTATCGACCAGTCAATTTATGGATTTCATTGCAGAGGTGCAGCAGTGGGCAACCGAATTTTTAAACGTTTACATCCCAGAACCAAACGAAAACTTAGAACTAAACTTATGATAGCACTATTTGAGGAGTTAACCTATCAAATCACAGACAATGAGAAGCGATGCGCTAAATTCATTGAGGCAGTATTGCGGAAAACCAATAAATTTTACACTAACAAGCAATTGAGGAAACTAATCTTTGAGCGCTCTGGTAATGACACCGAGTTTGATTTGGCCGACTCCAGAATCCGAGTGATAATGAACTATTTGAGACGCACAACCGCTCCGAACATTATCGCATCGTCTAACGGCTACAAAATAACCGAAGACATTGACGAACTTAATAAGTATTTGGAGTCATTATATGACCGCATTGACGCAATTAAAGTAATCGCAGACCAAACATCCTTTTATGTTAAGCAATATGGAGCGCAACGCTAAAATAATTGAGTCTTTGATTGCAGAGAATAATAGCGTCAAAATAACTGCGGCCAAATTTAATGTCCAAAGGTCTTTTGTTATTCGTTTGGCTGCATACTATTATGGCATGGGCAACAAGGCGCTTGTCTCAGTTAAACACGATGACATTGACCAATCAGTTTATCTAAAAAAATACGAGGCCAGAAACCTTGTTATTTGTAATTTGTAAAATTTATAATATATTTGAGCATGAAAATAGAC